AACATATGCTATAGAAGATTTCCATTCTCTGGATACTAAAGTCTCAAAAAATCTCACAGATACTATAGAAATATCAGCTTTAGAAACATCCCGGATAACTTGACAGTTAAACCTCTCTTTCAAAAGGTCAACTTTCTGTCTAGGTAAATCTAACTTAGGATACCTATAGATCTTCTTATCTTGTAAATCAACTGTTTCTTCTAAGTCAGCAACACCCATTTTTAATAGATCTTGCTTTCTAACTTCCCAGTTATTACTGCTGAATACATGCATGCCATCAAGATGGTTCCATTCAAAAGCATCTTTTGTTAACCTACCGTTATCATCAATAGCACTTGTTCTTATGTTAATTTGTAATTTTACTCTTTTTTTCATGTTTTAAATATTTTTGATATTCTTTTTTGACAGCTACTTTAAATGTATA